TTAGCGTAATTCAAACAGGTAGCCCTGACCGCGGACGGTGGTAATCACATCCTGCGGGTACTGGGCCTGAATTTTCTTACGCAGTCGTCCCATCAGCACGTCAATGGTATGGCTCTCGCGCAGTTCAGCGTCAGGGTAGAGCTGAAGCATTAAAGAATCTTTACTCACCACCTTGCCGCTGTTGCGGATCAGCGTTTCCATAATCGTATATTCGAATGCGGTCAGCTTGATGACTTCATCGTTAATTGAGAGCTCGCGGCGGGAGAGATCGACCTGGAAAGGCGGGATGGAAATAACCTGCGACGCCAGCCCGCTGTTGCGACGGAGCAGCGCCTGCATGCGGGCCGCCACCTCTTCAATATGGAACGGCTTAGTGACGTAATCATCTGCCCCCGCGCTCAGCACTTCAACCTTATCCTGCCAGCCTTCACGAGCGGTCAGCACCAGAACCGGCAGGGAAACATCGTGGCTGCGCCAGCGGCGAATCAACGACAGGCCGTCTTCGTCAGGCAACCCTAAATCGACAATGGCGATATCCGGCAGGTGTTCATTGAGATAATAATCGGCTTCTTTTGCATCTTCAGCATCGTCCACCTGATGTCCCATCTCCTGAAGCTGAACCTTCAGGTGATGGCGTAGCAATGCGTTATCCTCAACAACCAGTACGCGCATCATCTTTTCTCCCAGAATAAATAGTATGAATAGTTTAACGCTGATTATGGAGTTTGAAACCAGCGTCATGAAATTAAATGACTTTTTTAATACTCCCAATACTTTGGGGGCGTCCTGGGGGCACAGCTGTCGGCATCTGGTTGTTCAGCATGTTGACCTGGTCCTGGTTCATATCGCCGATCCACTTCGAATAAACCTCATACACCATGCGCGCATCCTCATGACCCATCTGGCTGGCGATAAAGGAAGGGTTAGCACCGGCCATAAGCGTCCAGCAGGCGTATGTGTGTCGGGACTGATAAGGATTTCTCTCACGTATTCCTGATAGTTTAGTGCCCCGTTTCCATCCATACGAAATCGAGTTTTTGGAAAAAAAGCTCTCATTCACTGACGATTTCTTTTCCGGGGAAAACACAAACCGCAGATTTTGTGGCTCGGTTTTGCCGATTTCCCGGTGATGGAAAATGATCTGCTGTCTTGGGTTATTGCCGGTGATTTCGAACTGCTCGAGCAGCGCATCATGAGCAGGTTTAAGCAGAGTAATCGTTCTGATACCAGCATCTGTTTTCGGCGGCACAAACACCCGCTTGTTCGTCAGGCTTCTTGATACGTGAATCTCACCTTTTCTCAGATCGATATCCTCCCACGCCAGAGCACAGATCTCGCCGGGCCTCATTCCCGTGTGGACGGCTACAATGATGATCAAAGCCAGTTTTCGGGGAAGGGCGGCAATTAGTGCCTGGTACTCATGAAGTAGAAGCGGATCGGGGTCTGCCTTAGATAGCTTGAGCCGGGATACGCCCTCATAAGGAGCGTGTAATATAAACTGACTTCGATTCGCAAGCTTCAGCATTTCTGATAAAACCGCCATCTGTTTATTGACTGTTGAGGGCGCGCGTCCCTTTTTAACCAGATTGGGCATTGAAGGGTTTAATACGCTGCCGGTCAGCAGCTCTTTGCGGTAATTCAGGATATCGGCGTGCTGAATTTCAGCCAGTGGGGTATTTTCTCCCACAACGCGTTTCAGTGTGTTAACTGCAGACGTTAGTGAATGCAGCGTAGCCCCCGACACCTCCAGTGACTTTGTATCAATGAAAAAATCGCTCAGCTCTTTAAATGTCGTGATCCGCTTGGTTGATGAGAATTTTTTAAGCGCCTTTGATTCAGGGAAGCGCGCTGCGTAGTCGAACTGGCCGAACTGGATCTCACTCACGATGACGGCGCGAAGGTTTCCCGCCTTCTTGATGTTGCTGCTGTTAACCACCCAGCCACGGAGAACTTCGCGGCAGCGAATGCCGCGAAAGGTAAACGTGATCCTTAATTTTCCGTTATGAAGTTCAACGCCGGTTGGAAAGTTCATCATGCTTCCTGAATAAATCTATTAATCAGCGGAAAGTTGTACCAGACCAAAGCGCGTTTGCTTTCTCCACCGGGTACCGCGGGTACTCGCTTAAAATGAACCCCTTCAATCCAGCTTCCGAGGCGATAAGCTTTTATTTGCCTGTCATCCAGCCCCGTTTTCTCAGTTAGCCTTCCCGCCACCATCCACTCTTCATCAAAAATGATTTGCGCCATGCTTAACTCCATGACGCCGCCACGATAACGCAGCGGCAGATAGTATATTGATTGCCAAAAATCACCGGCCAAGCCCTGGGAGACATTGCAGATGTCGGGCCCGGGTCATTGCCGTGGCCACATAGCTGCGGGGCCGGTTAACAACCTCGACAGTGATTTTTCTCCCGAGGATCCGCACGGTGTATAGCGTTTGCAAATGCTGCTTTCCGTGATCACCGAAAAGCTCATGATGACGCTTCAACACAACCGCGCATGCCTGCCGTCCTTCAGGATCGTCCTTGCATCGGTTAATCAGCCTCATAAAGCCTCCACGTGGGTGTTGAAGTTCTTATTCAGCGCTGATTCCATCCTCCTGATGCAGTCACGTATTCTCGTCATTTGGACTTCCGGGAACTGGCTTCGGCCCATTTCCTCCAGCACGCTGACAAGATGGTGATCTTGTGCCTTAGCGGCCAGAACGCGAGCGCATGCACGTAGCGATTCACCAATACGGCGTTTTTCTATGGCTGCAAAAGCGCGACACAGCTCCAGAGTTACCAGCGTGTCCGGGAATTCCGCATACCTGGTATTGGCGATGACTTCCTTTGCTTTACTCACTCTGCAACCTCCTGCTGACTGACAACGCTGCGGGCAAGTCCGGCGGCCATAGCCGGTAATTCGTCATACTGATTGCAATATGCCGGGTTGGAACATAAGCCCTGCAGTGCGGCAATGGTAAGCTGTTGCAGGTAGGTAATCGATGAAAGCGGCGCGTTTGTTTCAGCTACTGGTTCGGGCTCGGCATCCGGCTTTGCAGTAACGGCTGGAGGATCGAGTGCGACAGTTTTTGGTGGTGCCGGGCGGCGGTATTCCACGATCGCATCAAGCGCAATTTTCTGACGAACGCTGATATCATCAGACCACTGTTCAAGAATCGTAGTAGCAACGTCCTGTACTTCTTCATCACTGAAATCAGGCGACAGACAGAATTCAGTTGTGGTGATATCTGCAATCAGTAACGGGAAAATATGCTGGATGTCTTTACCCGTGGTGGTGATGAGATTTTCGATATCATCCTGGTCACCGATGTTTGTGCGCCCGGACATCAGCTCGTTTAATGCATGGGCAATTTCAATCTCGCGATCACTTAGCGCTGGTGGCACTTCCTGTTTTTCGACTTCATTTGAGGAGGTGGTTTTTATCAGAGCATCAACTGAGAAGACCCCGCCGCCAAGATTCTCCACCCGTGGCTGCTCGCTCTCTTGCTTTTCTGGTGCAGGGCTCTGAGCGAATGCCTCGTTGAGTTCTTTGTCGAGCTGTGCAGCTTTGCCCGGGCAAACTGCTGGTAGCACAGTTTCGCCCTGTACAGTCGATTCGGTTTCATCATTTTCTTTTTTCTCAGCATTAGTGCGAGGTTTAGGGCGGCAGGCAATATCTACCGTTTTCTGGTCAGGGTTCGCATGGTCACATTCAACCAGCTCGCGATTGATATACTCACGTAATGCGACAGGATCGATCCAGAGATCTTCCGGGGCGGATTTAATCAACGCGATTATGGCCGCGCGGGAATAGTCCAGAATGCCTGGGGTGCTACGCAGTTTTTTCCACCATGCTGTGAAGCGTGGATCCTGTTCTGCTTCGGCCATAGCTTTCGCTGGAATCATGTATTTATTCGGGATCCAGTAAATGTCGATCTCGTCGAACATACTCAGAATGGCAACTGCCACTTCGATACGCAGCGTTGAGAGGTTATGAACCAGATCCGGACTGCGGTCTGTCTTGTTGCCACCGCCAAGTGTGGCGCCGGTGTCTATACGGTTTTCATCTGTGGTGATGGCAGACTGAGGACGCTTATCAACCGGGGTATCGATCCACCTTGTGATCCGCCTTTTAATGTCCGGCCACTGGGTCGTTTCTTTAGTGTCCTCACGCACCCAGGCGAGCAACTGCTCCTGCCGTTCAGGTGTAAGCTCAAGCGCGCGTCTCTCTTTTGCCAGTGCTTCTGCAAGCTCGCGGGCAAAGCTGGGTTCATCATCATTCTTCAGATCGACGATCTGGCCATACTGCGCTGTGGTGATTCCTGGGACCGGGCCGAACAGTGCCAGACAAGCTGCTCGTGATGCCTGGTCGAGCTGCGCAACAGTTTTAATTTCTTCCACTGCCTTGTTGTCGTCCCATTCCGTCTTTTCTTCAGATTCAGGCTGTGGTGACGCAGCTGGTTCACCTGCATTCACATTCCAGATAGCCACGGTATCGAAAAATTCAGGTGAGAAAACATCAAGCTCAGGGCACGGTAAACCTTCTCGGTGCTCCCAGATTTTCACCTTAAAATAATCATCAATATGTTCTGGGTGCTCGGCCGCCAGCTTGCCGAAAATAACAGCTTCAGCAATGGCTTTTGTAGCCGAGTTTACTGCTGTAGCAAGCGGTTTTAAGTCTGGGTATTTTTTCAATGCTTTATCTTTTGGAAAATAAGCGCCGCCGAAAACTTTTAATTCAACAGACATAATTACCTCTATATTTTTTTGGAGGGTGATGTTTAGCGATATGGTTTTCGAATAACGCGCTTTACATTTTTTAACGCGTTACGTCTTTCTCTTTTTTCATTGCATTGCTCACATAAATAAATCGTGCGCTTAAAGGGGTATATATCTGTTTTCCTTTCATGCATTTCCGATTTTTTATATTCGTGGCAGCAAACAGCGCAATGACAAATGATGTAATCCATATCAGTTAAGTTGTTGGCGTTTGTGATCGTAATAAGACATGCCACAAGCGTTCTGCGCTTCTGCGAAGTTCACAGACAGCAAGCTAATGTGCTTTACAGCGCAAGCCGGGCAATGAAACTCACCGAGCACGTAGCCACCGTCAAGTACGACTGTTACAGGGCCTGACGATGGCAAATGAACCACACCTGAAATGGCACCGTTAATATTAAAGGTAGCAATCTCTTTATTTACGATAACAAGATTCAGCTCAACACTTGTAACGCTTACTTTCATTTTAAACTCCATGATTCAGGGTGTGAAAATCCCTGCCGTTTAAGGCATAGGTTTTAAATTGGTAAAATTAAATTACTTTTAAACTATTTCGCCATTCCTGATGAGGTTGGCGATGCACAACGAAATTTCTGTATTTCCGTAAGACCTTCCAGGCAGCATGACATCCGGCAACATCACGAAGAAATACTGAAGTGACGAGTTTTCCCTGTGCCCAGGCAATTTGTTGTTCCGGTGTTAATTGTGTCTTATCCATATATGAACACTCCACTAAGAAACCAGCTTTAAAAAGGGTGGTATATGCATGGACCACGGGAAACGCATATACCACCAAAACTACACGCAGCCTCATGTTGCGATTGCCCACAACTGGAAGCGCATTCCGCCAGTTAACAAACCGATCCCCATCAGTGAAAAGAGTAATACGCTTACATGTTGTGGACGATTCATCTGCCCTAGTCCGGCGGCGCCACCTCGCCAGGGCAGATGTAAAGGGCAGTTACGCTGCCAGCCGGCTTATTGGTCTGTGCAGGTATTTCAAGTCCTGCATCGCGGGGTTTGCTCTCCGCCCCAGGTTCTCCCCGCTATGCTTTAGCGCGCAACCTGAGAAAACCGCCTTCAAGCCGTTGGCTTACGCCACATTCAAGAAACTGCCTGGACGAACTCGGAAAAGCTCAGTGCTTCTTCACCCTCCGCCAGACTGTTGAAATACTCTTCGTATGCTTTTTCCATCTCGAACCCCTGTTTGCTGCTTTGCTTGGCTAATCACCCTTATCGCTGGGTAGGCGGAACGTTTACTGATTACTGCGTGTTTCGTTGGTCTAAGTTTATAAACAAATAAACCATAATGTAAAGTTAATAGTAAACAAAAAGGCGTGAAAAATTAGATGTGGTTGAATTTGGAGAAAAAAAAGACCGCAACATGCGGTCTTTAGGGGAGTTAGTCTATTTCGAGGTCTTTGAGCATCTGAAGGATTTCTTGTTTGCTCTTGCCTTTCAGCCTTGCCTTGAGCTCATTGTCTATGGAGTTAACTTGGGCCCTGAGGTTTACCATGTGCTGCTCTTTTTCCCATTCAGCAAGGCTGTCGAAAAGGTCTAGCAGTTCTTCATGGCGCGCGTCAAATGGACGAGGGGATCTTATCTCTTCACCCATAGGTTCTTCATCAAGATAACCAGGAGCCATGCCGTAATCTCTTTCAATACGGCGCGCAGCTCTCTCGCCGAACGACGCTTTGCCGTTGATCAGCTGTGAAAGGTAGCTCTTCTCTTTCTCCGGCAGGGTTCTGCTGGAAAACCATGCCGCTAGGCGCTTACGCCTGATTTCTTTTGTGTCCATGCAGTCATTTTGATTAGTAATTTCTAAACAAGCAAAAACTTGACATTAATGTTTAGTGGTTTATAAACTTATAACTCAACACACAGGAGCAATTATGCAACTCAATGACTTTTTGAAAGCCGGTGGGCCAAAGATCCGCAAGGCGCTGGAGCAACATCTTGGGATATCGAAATCTTACCTCTCCCAACTGGCAACGGGGCGGGCTGCTATTTCGCCAAGTCGATGCATCGTTATCGAAACCTTCACCGATGGGAAGGTTTCTCGATCTGATATGCGTCCAAGCGATTGGGCTGAAATTTGGCCTGATTACAAGCCAGAAAATACCACAGCAGCTCAGGAGGATACTGAGTGATGGAAATCAAAAAGCTGGCATGCGAGCTGGAGTCCTGGGCGCAGGAAAAGGGCTGGAAGACGGTCACGCAGCTGATAACCCCGCATCACTTTGGCGATCTGCTTCAGCCACTGGATAACGTGACGGATCCTGACGAGTACGCGCGCCGACTGCACAACAACAAGCAGATTATTCAGCGCGCCTTCAGAAACGATACGCCGAATTATCTCAAGCAGGCAGAGGCGCTGAGCTATGCGGTGCGCGCCGCGATTGATAACGAGCTGGAGCAGAAGGACTGCATGCTCTACCGGGCTGCCAGGGTTAACAAAGAGTGTATCGAAGCTACCAACGCGGTATTCACCGGGAAACCGCAACCGGTAATCAGGCGTGAAACTCTGGAAGCGATAGACGCGCTGGCGCAGCTGGTCGGCGTCAAGGTGAAGCTGGTTTCGACTTGTTCAAACGTAGCCTAGTTCAGTTGTATTGAGGTGTTCTATGAGCATGGAACTGATGGTTCAGGCGATGAAGGTCAAGGTAGGAAACCCGCTTCGTAAGCTGGTCCTGCTTAAGCTGGCCGATAACGCAAGTGACCAGGGCGAATGCTGGCCGAGCTATCAGCATATCGCTGATCAGTGTGAGATCAGCCGTCGTTCCGTCATGAATCATGTTGCCGCGCTTTGCGAGTCTGGACTGATGCGAAAAGAGACCAGATCGGGGCCTAAAGGCAATGGCAGCAATTTCTACCGACTAACCCTGAGCGGTGCAAATACCAGTGCTAGGGTAGTGCAGGAGATTCACCAGGATGGTGAAGCAAATTCACCAGGGGCTGGTGCAGGAGATTCACCAGATGGTGCAACACATTCACCAGGGGATAGTGAAGGAGATTCACCCAGAATCAGTCACTCTTCTGAACCAGTCAAAGAACCAGAAAATACTTCTTGTCCGGACGCTCCGCCGTCGGACGGAAAATTGACAAAAACCGATTTTTTAAAGCGCCACCCAGATGCGGTGGTCTACAGCCCTGCAAAACGCCAGTGGGGCAGCCAGGAAGATTTGACCTGTGCGCAATGGATTTGGAGGCGCGTGCTGAAACTCTACGAGGAGGCCGCAACCTTTGACGGCGAGATCGTTCGTCCGAGAGAGCCGAACTGGACGGTCTGGGCGAATGATGTTCGTCTAATGCGCACCCTTGATGGCCGTAGCCACAAGCAAATTTGTGAAATGTTCAAGCGCGTTCAGAGCGATACGTTTTGGGTTCGCCAGGTGAAATGCCCGGCCAAACTCCGCGAAAAATGGGATGACCTGATTATCCGCCTGTCGGCACCGGGCACAGGGCATTACCAGGCTGGTGGACGGGATATCAATCAGATCTCCCGTCCTGATAACACCGTTCCGCCAGGATTCAGGGGGTAAGCATGCAAAACGCAGGTTCGATTCTCGATCGCCTTCGCCGTGTGATTCCGGCAGGCATTGAACCCAAATTCAAAAACGCAGCTGAGCTGATGGCCTGGCAGCGCGAAGAAGGGCAAAAGCGCGCAGCGGAGATAGACAAGATCAACCAGCAGGCGCGGGCAGAGAAAATTTTCGGGCGATCCGGAATCCAGAACCTGCACCGCAGCTGCAGCTTCGCGAATTACACGGTGGAGGGTGACGGCCAGCGGCATGCTCTGAGTATGGCAAAGAGCTATGCGCAAAATTTTGGTACCGGGTTCGCCAGTTTCGTTTTCACCGGAAAGCCTGGTACCGGGAAAAACCACCTTTCAGCGGCGATCGGCAACTACCTGCTGAAGCAGGGGAAAACGGTTCTGATTGTGACTGTGCCGGATCTGACCCTGCGCGCCCGGGCCTGCTACGACGAAGGGCAGTCTGAAGCCGCGTTGTTGGATGACCTCTGCAAAGTGGATCTGCTGGTGCTCGACGAAGTCGGCATTCAGCGGGATAGCCGCGGCGAGAAAGTTTTATTGAACCAGATTATCGATCGCCGCCTGGCCGCAATGCGCCCGGTTGGCGTTCTGACCAACCTGAATTACGACGCGCTGGTAGAAACCCTGGGTGAAAGGGTTGTTGACCGCCTGCGCATGGATAACGGCATTTGGGTGAATTTTGACTGGGAGAGCTATCGCGGAAACGTTAGCCACCTGAGACCTGTTAAGTGAATTTTGAGGAGAAAATTATGGAAACCGTACTGGATGCACTGAAAGCCATGAAAAAAGCGACATATCGCGAGATTGCTGCCCGTCTGGATATCGAGCCCGTTGAAGCGCTGAACATGCTGCGCGAGCAGAAAGAACAGGGGTTATGTGATTTTTACGATGGGGCATGGTCTCTTGGTACCATGCAAGAGCAGGCCAGGCAACCGACCAAACCGCAGGTAGCGGCGTCAGCACGTCAGGATCCGCGCCTGAAAGGTGATGAACCAGCACCGGTTGATGCTGTGACCATCCGCCAGCTGCTTGGAACGAGCGGCGCTATGACCACCGCGTCGCTAGCTGCAGCTGTAAATCGTAATGCCCGCGGCATGGTCTCTGTAATGCTGTCTTTTGAGCGCCAGGGCGTGGTTATCAAAAATGGGAAGGGGAAGGGCGTGACATGGTCTCTGCCTGGAGCCGGTGAGGCCGTAGGCACTACAGCCGAAGCTGCGCAGCCAGAAAAAACAACTGCAGAAATTATTGAGACCATCCCGGCATTTGCTTCCCGTCCGGATGACCTGATTATTCCGTCATCCCGTTATATCTCCAGTGAAATCCGCCGAACAAAAGCGAAGCTGTCAAACCTGCAGCGTCTGCAGGGGGCTGTTCGGGAGCTGCGCCGCCATAAGCATCTGCTGGAGGGGCTGGGGAATGAATAATTTACCGAAATGTCCTCAATGCGGCATGGCCCCTTCACTGAGGGTTCGCAGTCGGGGAATGAACTGGGGTTCGGCAGAGGTCCGTTGTTCGAACGGTTGTCCTGGCATCCGGGCGGGATTTTCGTTCCCGCCTAATGGTGAGGCAGCGGCCCGGCGGTTGCTCCAGGAAAAATGGAAAGAGTTGGTGGGAGGGCTTAACGATGCCGAGACCAAAAAAAAAGAGTAAGCGCGCTCAAATCTTCACCAGGATCATTGAGTTGGTGAAAGAGCATGACCGTATCACGACAAAGGATGTCGTGGCGATGTTCAACCTTCATCGGACATCATCAGAGAAATACCTGCGTCTCGCCTTTCAGCGGGGCGAATTGATTCGAAACGGGCGCTGCGGCATCTTACGGGACAAGCGGGCGATTGTAGACTTCGACCGTGAGTGTTACAAGAACCAGCAGTTATTTACATGCTGTGGTCCAGGACATGTTATAACCGAGCTAACAAACACGACACTCTAATAGATAACGAGGCACAAGAATGAAATTACGCATCATAAAAGCGATCGGCCTCAGCAGATTTTCACCAAGATGGATTAAGGTTATTTGCCTTCAGATGATTAAACATGACATTGATCGCTCCCTCAACATACTTCTTGAGGGCATTGATGTGTCAAATTTAACCCCTGAGCAAAAGAAAAGGCTTCAGGAATGTGTTGAAAAACTCAATTCTGCAAGAGGTAAGGCGATGCAGGCATGAGTTGCTACTTAGAACCTCCCGAGGCAGTAGACCCATTACTCCAATTCACTACTAAGCGGATCGTTGAACAGAAAGCCTGCTGTTGGCGGATGTATCTGAAACTGTATGGCCTATTGGAGTAAGTTTGGTCTTGTCGTAAGGCAACGCCGCCGGCCAAACAGCCGGCGGCTTTATTCTATTCAGGATCTGTAAGAGCCAGTTCGAAAGTGCCACCTTTTTTAGGCATAACCTGATCTACCATTTTGACAAATTTATTCCATCCATAGCCATTGGCTATAGAAAGTCGCTGTATCATTATTATCGAATGTAGATGTTGCGCCAACATAGGATTACCTACGTCATCGGTTAGCCACTGATGAAGCTTGTTTTTTCTATTCCCCTTATCATCTTTGGGGGTCTTCTTTTCAAGCTCTTCCAAAATGCTATCGCCAAGACGTTCGTAAATCAGATCCCGAGTGTAATGAGCAACGACACTGAACCTGTTTTTAGACATGCCTGACCATTTCCAACCTCTAAGCTTATAAATATTCTCATAAAACTCGTCAGGAAATTTCTTCGCCCATGCGGCGAGCTCCTTGCTTATGACCTTATCTAAAAAAGCCTGTAAAGCATCCCGTGGTCGAACTTCTTGGTACCCTGTTGCCTCATCTACAAGTGCGATGATGCCAACTTTTGCCAACGAACGTACTAAGATTTCTGCTTTACGTGCTGTATCTAACTGGTTTGAACGGGTAATAACGCCTTCTTCTCTAGCCTTTAAATAAACATCACATACCAAAGGCAAGATAGACGCGTCATAGCCTTCGACTAACACATCTGAAAGAGAGCGATATTTCACCCTATTGATCACACCTTTAAGGTCTTCAGAAATAAAGGGTCTTAGGTTGATTGCATCCATAAAAGCAGGCATAACGATCTCACCTTCTGGTGCTGATTTCACACCTCGCGTCGGGCGACCAAAAGCTTTAAATACAGAGCCTTGCGAAATTATTCGTTTGCCATCTTCTAAAACTGCCACGTCAAGCTCTGCATCCCCGATCTTCAGAATGCCCTCATGTTTGGCTGTGTGTATGGTGATAGCTTCCTTTTCTTTTTGCCACCTGGCATTTGCAGCTTTAGATGCCACGTTACTACGTTGTTCTGGGCTTAATTTCGATGCTCGAGCCTTACCGCCTAAAGATTGTGGTGTTTTATCATGTTTCATTATGTGTACCAGTAGGAGAGGGTATTGTGATTGTCGTTACAATCCTCTGTGCTAGCAAGCATTAATTTGATTTATGCTTGCTAGAAAGGATTTTGTTGCTGTGAAGATGAGGGCGTAGATAGTTCAAAATGATTTAGCTTCAACTAAGACAACTTCGGGAATAAGAAAGCGAAAGACAAACAGGTCGCGCGATGCAGGAGTGCGGAACCGCTACCATTCTCCGAAGCACAGTTGAGAGCAACCCTTCCAGAACTCTGTCAAAACAAGGAAATAGCCGCTTAATACGGCCCCGCATAAAGCGGGATTATTTTGCCATCACTTGGCAGCCGATTTGGCATTTTGTGCTGTTAAAGCGTTGATCAAATTAATACAGGGGTGTACTGTATAAATATACAGTTAATTATCAGGGGTGGTTATCATGGGTTTTCCATCACCAGCAGCAGACTACGCAGAACAGACGCTCACTATCACCAGCCTTTGCGGCTATGACGGCAACTGCCGAACCATCGAAACATCAGCCGGGTACGCGATCATAAACGTTGCCAGAAAGCCGGAAGTGGGAGACACAGTCCTGGTTTCGTTCTGTGGCAGTCTGGATTTTGCAAAAGTCCAGGGGAAAGCGCTGATCACTCAGGATGGAGAAGCTATTGAGGGGGATGCACTGGATGATGCAACCGTAATGGGAGTGGTAACGCACCTCCTGAATCGTGTGACAGATACCGACAATCGGCCTGTGATTTAAAAGACCTGATCTGATTCCTGTGTCTTAAAGCCGATCGGTTAGACAGAACAATTTCGCCGAATTGCTCTGTCTAACCTATAAGACGTCTGGTTAGCGGAACCTTTAATTGAATCAGTGCGCAGGGAGAAAGGACCGCCCCCGGAAGGGGAAACCATTTTTAGGGATGTGCCCATGAAATTAAATGAATTTGCCGCGGGTTTAACCAAAGACGGATTGCTTGTTTTAAATCTGTCTGATGGCGAAATAACTGACTACCTCGTCACCAATAATGCTTTACGCACGCTGATACGCCGTGAAGGAAATAGAATTTCCGCGCGGATCCTCAGTGATGATGAGCGGATAATCAACCTTAACTCCCTGCCAGAAGCACTTAAGGTTCTCAAGCCGTAAGTGTTGATTTATAATAATCAAACGGGCTGAACACCCACTGATTACTGCGCCAACCTGAGGAATCAAAATGGCGCAGAGTATTACCCAAAATCACCTTCACCGCACGATTACGCGCGGTGTTTCTGCTTGTGCTGGTGGTCCAGCATGAAGAAAGCAGATAGCCTCCATCTTTCGCGTGTGGCCGCACTGGGCTGCATCGTGTGCAGAAATCAGAACCTGGGCGAAACGCCCGCGGAAATCCACCACATCCGAACCGGACAGGGTACAAGCCAGCGCGCTGACCATCGAAAATCAATTCCCCTGTGCCATATGCATCATCGCAACGGCGGTTACGGTGTGGCGATTCATGCTGGCCGCCGCGCCTGGGAAATGAAGCACGGCACCGAAGCAGAGCTGCTCGTGCAGGTGCTCTATCTGCTGGGCGAGGGCGCCGATGCCTAAATACATCATCAACCCAGTCGGAAAACCCCGTATGACTCGCGCTGATAAGTGGAAGCAGCGCGCGCCGGTGATGCGATATCGCATGTTTTGCGATGAAGCCCGCCTGCATGGAATCCGGGTGCCGGACAACGGCGCACACATCACATTCGTTTTGCCGATGCCGACGAGCTGGAGCAAGAAAAAGCGCGCGTCTATGGACGGCCATCCCCACCAGCAAAAGCCCGATCTGGACAACTTAACAAAATCTCTGTTGGACGCCTTGTTTGAGGATGATTCCCACATTTGGGACGCCCGGACATCAAAAATATGGGGCGAAACCGGAATGATAATTATCGAGGACATGAAATGACGCCACGCCAGAAACGCCAGTATCTTGAAGGACTGGGAAAAACAGCAATGGCGCCACGCAAGAGCTGGCTCGGGAAAAGTATTCTCCTGACTGATATCCAGTCCGGGTGGATTAAATCGCTGCTAACTGTATGGGGGGAATCTGTACGCGGCGGAACGGCCCCGGCCAAACCGTGCGGCCATTCGTGCTGGAACGTGATAAGCGGAAAAAACTGGTCTGATAAAGCGCTTGAGCGATTTACAGCGGCGTTGAACCAGGCGAGAGAAGAGGGATTCCGTGGTGAGCAGGCAATGAGACGCGCGCGCTCGATACTCTGGCCGGAGCCGCAGGTAAATGTCATAGACGCAGCGATGAACAGCGACGATGCAAAATTTATTGAGGATGTGGTGCTGCAGGCGTTCGACCAGATGGATCCGGTTTATCTGGTTGGCCGTCAGTATTACACCACTAGGAAAAAAATCTCTGACATCACCAGAGAGCTGCAGAGCCTGGCCCCGTGGCTCACCGATTCGGAGGCCAGAAAGCGTGTGCGCTGGTGCTTGGAAATATTCAGGGCAAAGGTATTTCTGTCAGCGAGGAAAAGCCTGAAAGAAAATTCATGATCATGATTGAATTAGCAAAAAGTGCTATTTGTTCTGAATGATGTTGAAAACGGGCCGGAAAATCAGATAATCCATTCATGCTTGGCAGAGCTGCGCCACGATGGCAGCGATGTAAAGCGACAATTTGAAAAAACTTTAAACCCCGCCTGCCGGGGTTTTTTGTTATCCGGCGATACGACAGGGGTATTCGCGAAGGTGCATTGCACCAGTACCCCTGTCATATCGCCGATCTCACCTGATTTATTCAATCCAAACATCTTCTTTGAGGGCTGCCATCCGGCGGCCTTTTTTATTTCCCCTCAATTTTTCTGAGAGGATTCACAGCAATAACAGAGGGGGGCGTAATGTCCGATCCATTAACCGGAACTGGCGCAGTTCTCGGCGGTGGCCTGCTTGGTTCAGTCCTGTACGGTGTCTTTACTCATACAGATTTCGGCGTGGTGTTTGGAGCGTTTGGTGGTGCGGTGTTTTACGTCGCTACAGCTGCAAACCTTACGCGTGCTCGCCTGGCTGCATATTTTCTGACTTCATTCATTGTTGGAGTACTTGGCGCCGGGTTTGTTGGTTCATGGCTAAATGCCGCCTCGAGTTATGAAAAACCGCTGGATGCACTCGGTGCAGTGATTCTGTCTGCGCTGTGCATAAAAATCCTAACTTTTCTTAATAACCAGGACCTGAACACCCTGTTCGGTTTTTTCTCACGGTTACGCGGAGGAGGGGGAAATGGTAATTGACCCGTCAGCTGTCTTAAACGCGTTTATCTGCTCGGTGATCGTCGTCGTTCTGATGTTCTACCAGCGCCATGGTGCCAGGCACCGTCCTTTCATCTCAATCCTGGCGTATATAACCATCCTGATTTACGCAGTAATCCCCTGGCAATTCATCTTCGGCCTCTATCGTGACTCCAGTTGGCTGGTGGTGATGGCGAACCTCCTGATATGCGCAGCTGTTATGAAGGTCCGGGGAAATCTGGCACGTCTGGTTGATCTTCTGAGGCACTAATGAACCAAATACTATTTCAAAAGGCGGCAGGTATAAGCGCCGGTCTAGCCGTTCGCTGGTTTCACTATATCGATGCTGCAATGAAGGAATTCGGCATAACCGCGCCGCTCGATCAGGCCATGTTTATAGCGCAGATGGGCCATGAGTCCGGCGGTTTCACCCGGCTGGTGGAAAACCTGAATTATGCGGCAGAAAAACTGGTACCTACGTTCGGCAAGCATCGCATTACTGCACAGCAGGCCGCTGCACTCGGCAGAACGGCAACGCAACCGGCAAATCAGAAAGCGATAGCCAATCTGGTTTATGGCGGTGAGTGGGGCAAAAAGAACCTGGGCAACCAGGTTGCTGGTGATGGCTGGAAATATCGCGGCCGAGGCCTTAAGCAAATCACCGGGCTTAGCAACTATCGCAGCTGCGGCCAGGCTCTCAAACTGGATCTGGTTTCGTATCCCGAACTACTGGAACGAGATGAATACGCTGCGCGCTCCGCCGCATGGTTCTACGTCTCGCACGGATGCCTGCTCCATTCAGGCGATGTGGAGCGCGTCACGCTGCTTATCAATGGCGGCCGTAACGGTCTGGATAAACGCCGTGCGCTGTTTAACCTGGCAAAATCAGTGCTGTTGTGAGGTCACAATGGGGTTTGAAACTTTAATTGGTATTGCTGCAGCTGTCATTGCCGCCATCGCTGGCGCTTTCGGCCTGGGCCATATTCGCGGCACAAGCAAAGCTGAAGCGAAAGCAGATCAGCAGCGCACTGAAGATAACGCAGCGGCAACGGTCGCAGCAGCAGAACGCCGGGTAGAGACAACGAAAGAGGCCAGCGATGTACAGCAGACTGTTAACCACATGCCTGATGACGATGTTGATCGCGAGCTGCGTGACACGTGGAAGCGTCCCGAGGGTGGTTGATACCGCCTGTGACTGGGTAAAGCCAATCTACCTGACTGATCATGACATCGACGTTCTGGATCGCCAGACGAAGAAAGACATCCTGGCGCACAACAAAACGTGGCAGGCGAACTGCCAGAAACCAAAAGAAGTGCGGTCTTAATGACATTATCCTAACAAGCTGATATGCGGACCGTAATCCGTTTGTGAGGTTTAAAGAGGAAAAATACGAGTGTCGGCATCATAATTGAAACTCCCCAATTCATGAGGAGTATGCTTATGCTTGAGGGAAGAAAAGAAAAATTACATTGCGGATCAATGTGTTTTGCAGTCTTTGGTAGTGACGATGACATAAGTGATTTTGTCGAGTACCTTAAAACCTCAGCTATTGCGATTGATGTTAGAGTCATTGCTGGGCGCGACCACCTGGACAGGATAAAAATCGTTATTACAGGAAGCATCGTTGACCAGCTATCTTTTGATGCATTCAGGCATCAGTACATAGACGACTACTGCAGTAGATGAACAATCAGACCGCCTTCGGGCGGTTTTTTTTCAGTATTATCATGCCTGTCTTAATGCGTTTTATACCCCCAGTGTTGAGATTTACTGGTTTGTTAAAAGCAACTTAAGTCACGGTGAGCTGTTTTTTTTGAACGTTAGAATGGTTACCAGGTTAATATTTGTAGCACTTGATAAATCTTAAGCGGAAGGATATGTCATGGTGCAGATACTGATTTTTGCTGAAAACGACAATGCAAAATTGCTGAAAATTCGTAATTACAGAAACAAAATCAGATACCTGTATGCTAACAAAGAGGTGAAGTATCTGGATGTAGTCATGTTTTTTTCAACGTTTTTGAATGGTAAGAGTGGAGCCGTGCTGGTGGCGAGTGACAGATACGTTACCAGGAAAGAAATCCTCGAAGCTTATGATGCTCTGATTAGTTGATATCAACCAATCAGTTACTCAGAAGCCACACATTCAATCCTGGTGTACATCGTTTGCTCTTCAGCACAATACACGCCGCTCTGCAGAGCTAATGCTGCCGCTCATAGTGCCGCTGCTGGCTGTTATTGAGAAGGGTAATAATTACTTGGCTGGTATATGTCAGGTTTAGCAAGCGCGCCAGTGAACCTTAAACAAAGCGTGACAGGAAAACTGCCATCCAAAATAGAACCTCATCCATGAGGCTCTGACACAGTCTCTCCTCTGGACTTTAACCGTAGCAAATTCTCACAGGCCCGCACTCGCTCAGCATACCTGTGTTACAGTTTAACCGTGGTGAATCCCCCTAAGCGGCGGGGCTACATGACCAGGCGGCAAGCGATACTATTGTTGGCTGACAAAAGCGAGTTGTTGTTGGTTATGCAACAACTCACCGGGAGGCACCCGGCACCACAACCTATCTGAACTGCAGCTTAAAAGCAGCTCACCAACTGGTGGGCATTACTTTAGTGCAACCATAAAAAAAGCCCCAGTTACGGGGCAATTATGAATTGAATCTTTTGTTATGCTTTTGTGCTTCTTGCTCTAAGGCTGTGGGACCTTAACATCTTGTTCAAAAAATGCAAACAAAATGCACTTTTAAATTTAAAACAAAGCTCACCTGCTGGTGGGCTTGATAATGGTTAATGACCTTGTTATTTATCAGGTAAACCCAATATACATTTTGTTACCTGTCATCCCGGCAGGATTATAAAATGGAGTTGATATGTTAGAAGGTTATACGATTAAAACCACAGAAGGCCGCGATAGATTTTTGGCTGTACAGGCCGCACTGGAGATAGCAAAAGCATCGGTTGGCTCTGTCGGAGCCAGCACACAATCACGGGTAGCGGCCGATCTTAAAGCTGTTGCCAATGAAATCAGCGGACTGGCCGATGCCATTCAAGCAGCTCTCGCCACAAAATAATCCGTAAATGCCTCTGTGATAATCAACCCGCTTCGGCGGGTTTTGTATTTGGGCTTCGTAAATTCATGCGCAAAACATTCATCTGTATTGCAAGTGGTCCTTCATTGTCGCCAGACGATTGCACAATTGCGCTGCAATCTGGGATTCCAGTTATTGCCGTGAATAACTCGTGGATTGCCGCGCCGCACTGCTCCTTCATCTACGCAGCGGACTGCTGCTGGTGGGAAGAATACGGAACAGGCATTACATCAAATGCGGCCCGCTGGTGTGGTGATGAGTTCACGGCCCGGCGTTTTGGCATTAACTGGCTACCGTCAGAAATCCCCGGTTCTTTTAATTCTGGTCAGCGCGCCATTGAGCTGGCGATCCACCTGGGCGCTAGCCGCGTTCTGTTGCTGGGTTATGACTGCTCAATACGGAACGGCACTCACTGGCACGGCAACCACGCTATGCTGTCCAACCCTGACAGATTCAGCGTAGCGCGCTGGCAGGATGAATTTTCCCGCCTCCGTGCTGTTGCTGGTGGTGTCGAGATAATTAACTGCTCCCGCTTTACGCGGCTTACCTGCTTCCCCCGACAGTCCCTCGAGACTGCACTTTCTCTGTAGGAAATTTATGAAAAGACGAAAGGTCTGCATCCGTGGGATGTACGGGCTTGGTGACTCTATTTACCAGCGGGCGTTTGTACGCCAGTTCCCCGGCGCGTATCTGCGAACACCCTGGCCGGAGCTTTATTGCGATCTCGATGTGAATTTTGTCCGCTCGAATACTGCACTCAGGACGCAGCGGAAAAACGAAGAGCAAACGGGTGTGGAGTTTGTGCAGGAGCCGCCGCGACCGTCAGAGATTCTGACGATTTTTTATGGTCCCGACGAACTGAGCAAGGGCTCCATCATCGATGCCATGACCTGGCAGTTCGGCAAGATGGTCAGCGTGTTTGATCTGCCGTCCTTCGGTGAATCGCCGGTACAGGTTGATAAGCCTGTTGCTGTGATCCGCCCGGCAACCGTCCGTAAAGAGTGGGCGAACCCCGCGCGAAATCCTGACCCGAAATATCTGGCGGATGCCGCGCGGGAGCTGCGTAAACATTTTTACGTTGTGAGCCTGGCAGACCTTGAGGAAGGGGAAGAGTGGCTGGTGGGTGAGCTGCCGGAGGCTGACCTGTATCTGCACAAAGGCGAGCTGTCATTAACAGAAATGCTGGCGCTGGTGGAACATGCCGCCGTCGTGGTTTCTGGTGTTGGCTGGGCGCTGCCCGCGGCCATTTGCTACAAAACGCCTGTTTTCATCGTTCAGGGTGGATGCGGTGGCCACAATGCCCCCCACATCGTTACCGACCCAGAAATGGATCTCTCCCGCGTTGGCTGGGCGCAGCCCGACGATTACTGCATGTGCGCGAGCATGCAACACGACTGCAGTAAGCACATCACTGGTTTCCTCGATAACTTCAAAGGCTGGCTAGATGACATTGTTCTCAAATGAAATGCAAAACGGCCTTGTCTGGCTGCCCGAACTGGGCATAGGCCGGTTCCCGGTACCACCAGAACGGCCATACGATGCCAGTTATTTTGCGAAGTATCGTCAGATGGCACAGACCAGTATGGGGATTCAGTTGAATGCGGCGCGCATCCAGCTGGTGGCCCGCCACCATCAGGGGAAAGTGCTTGATGTGGGGATAGGTTCTGGGCAGTTCGTGGAGACGCGGCCTGATACCTGGGGCTATGACGTGAACCCGGAAGGGATAGCCTGGCTTAAAGCTGGTGGTCGCTGGGCGAACCTTTACGATCCGTATTTTCATTCCGGTGATTTCCCGGCGCTGACGTTCTGGGATTCTCTGGAGCACATCGACGATCCAGAAGCAGCTGTGGCGCGCGCCGGTCAGTGGGTGTTTGTGTCGCTACCGGTCTTCAGGAATGCGGAACACATCCTGACGTCCCGGCATTACCGTAAAGATGAGCACATCTGGTATTTCACCGATGAAGGAATCCGGCGCTGGTTTGGCGTGCAGGGTTTTGTATGCGCTGAGCACAACACCATTGAGAGCATGCTTGGGCGTGACGGCATCAGCAGCTATGCATTCCGGAGAGTTAGCCATGCCACCGAGAACGCCTAAAGCGTGTCGCAAACGTGGATGCAGGCAGACCACAACGGACCGCAGCGGATACTGCGATGACCACCGGGGCGAGGGCTGGCGGCAGTACAAACCCGGCGTGTCACGTCATCAGCGCGGCTATGGTGCGTCATGGGATAAGACCCGTCTCCGCATTCTCAAAAGAGACAAAGGGTTATGCCAGGAGTGTTTGCGCCGTGGCGCAATAACCGAGGCGACCAGCGTTGACCACAGGCTGCCGCTGGCGCACGGAGGCAGCGACAGTGACGACAACCTTGAAAGCCTGTGCACCCCATGTCATCGGGCGAAGACGGCGCGAGAGCGCCTGTCAGGCGGGCGGGGGGGAGGGTAAATCCCTCCAGCCTTTGCCCCTCCGGACTGCCCGCCCCGTTTCATTTTTACGCGCCCAAAATAAGAAACTTTTTTCCGGAAGGTTCCGCCTATTGAATTGGAGGTTTTGATGGGTACTGCTGTACGATCTTCCGGTGGTGGCCGTAAGCGCAATTTGCCCTCAAACCTGAAGAGCAAACTGACAAGGATCGCGCCGCCGGATGAGTTAATGAGCGACATCGCGATCCGCATCTGGAAAACGCAGAGCAAAATTTTAATTGATCGCGGCGTTTTTGATCTCGAAGACGCGCCGTTACTCCTGGCGTACTGCAATGCGTTTCACCTGATGGTTGAGGCCGAAAAAGTCATCGCGAAAGACGGCCTGACCGTATCAAGTGAAATGGGGGGTGAGAAAAAACACCCTGCAGTCAATGTCCGTAATGACTCCGTTTCGCAGCTCGCCCGTCTGGGTTCACTTCTCGGGTTAGACCCGCTCAGCCGCATAAGAATGACCAGCGGTAAAAATGATCCGGACGATGAAGGGAATGAATTTGATGAGTTTGACTGATGGCTACATATCCGAACGTCAATGCGGCGAACCAGTATGCGCGGGACGTCGTGAACGGGAAGATACTGGCCTGCCGGTTAACCATTCTTGCCTGTCAGCGACATCTTGACGACCTGGAACGCGCCAAAGATCCACGCTGGCCTTACCGCTTCGATAAAAATAAAGCAGAACGTTTCCTTCGCTTCTCCCAGAAAATGCCGCACACCTCCGGTGACTGGGCTCGCCGGAAACTGCGTATTGAGTTTGAGTCCTGGCAGAAATTTGCCCTGGGCGTGCCATTTGGCTGGGTCCGTAAGGACAATGGTTTTCGTCGCTTCACAGAGATTTACATCGAGGTACCTCGTAAAAACGGCAAATCGGCAATCGCTGCAGCCGTCGGCAATTACATGTTTTGTGCCGATGGTGAGTACTCAGCAGAGGTTTACTGTGGCGCCACGACGGAAAAACAGGCCTGGAAAGTCTTTGCACCTGCTCTGGCAATGGTGAAAAAGCTGCCGGCCCTGCGTCAGAAGTTCAGCATTAAACCCTGGGCGAAAAAGATGACACGCCCTGATGGTTCTCTCTTCGCGCCGATTATCGGTGATCCTGGCGACGGTGATTCACCATCCTGCGCCATCATCGATGAGTATCACGAGCACGATACAGACGCGCTTTATACCACGATGACTACCGGGATGGGGGCAAGGGAACAGCCCATCACGCTTATCATCACCACAGCGGGTTTCGATATTGCCTCGCCATGTTATGAGAAGCGCACGCAGGTAGTCGAAATACTGGAGCGCATCAGAGAGGGGAATGAAAACGAAAATATTTTCGGCATTATCTACACCATTGATGATGATGACGACTGGACACAGCCGGAAGCGCTAATAAAGGCCAACCCGAACTACGATATTTCTGTTAAAGGGGATTTTCTCAGAGCCAAACAGCTGCTGGCGATGTCCACGCCCAGCCAGACCAACAAAATACTCACCAAGCATTTCAACAAGTGGGTGAGCTCTAAAGCGGCATTCTACAACCTGCAGAAGTGGATGGCTGCGGCAGACAAAACGCTCAAACTGTCCGATTTTGCGGGGGAAGAGTGTTATCTCGGTATCGACCTGGCCTCAAAACTCGACCTTAACGCAGTGGTGCCGGTGTTCCGCAGAGAAATCGACGGAATAAGCCATTATTACTGCGTTTCGCCTCTGTTCTGGGTACCGGAAGACACTGTCTATGCCACGGACCCGGCGCTGAAAACGATGGCCGACCGTTACCAGTCCTTTGTTAATCAGGGCGTGCTGGTTCCATCGGACGGGGCCGAGGTTGATTACCGCCTTATTTTCGAAGCGGTCCTGAAATTACGTGAAACCGTGAAGATAGCGGCGAGCCCGATTGACCCCTATGGTGCAACCGGCCTTTCTCATATGTTGCAGGATGAAGGGCTGGAGCCCGTCACCATTACCCAGAACTACACCAATATGAGTGACCCTATGCGTGAGATTGAGGCTGCGATTGCTGCTGGCCGATTCCATCACGACGGCAATCCGCTGATGACATGGTGCATATCAAACGTGGTCGGCAAATATTTACCAGGTAGTGACGATGTTGTTCGCCCGGTAAAAGAGGGCGCAGGCAACAAAATCGATGGTGCAGTTGGCCTGATGATGGGTGTTGGCCGCGCAATGCTGAATGAGCCGAAAGACTTCCTTTCTAACCTCGATCCTGATGAGGACCTGTTATTCCTGTGAAATCACTAATTATCGATGTGGCCGGGCTGGCAGGCTTCGGCGCACTGGTGGGAGGCGTATTCCTCAAATTTGGCGTGGCGGTTGCTCTCATGGCTGGCGGTAGCGGTCTGCTGCTGTGGGCGCTGCTGGCCGCCAGGAGAATAAAATCATGCTGATTGACGCCATTTTTCGAAGTAACTCGCTGGAAAACCCCGCGGTACCGCTCACCGTTGAAGCCGCCGACAATGACGGGATTTTTAACGGTGATGTGATCGTTAATCCCCGGACGGCTATGAAGCTGGCAGCGGTTTATGCCTGTATTTACGTCATTTCGTCCAACGTTGCACAGATGCCGCTGCACGTCATGCGGCGTACCGGGAAGAAGGTCGAAACAGCCCGCGATCATCCGGCTTTTTATCTGGTTCACGACGAACCGAACGCCTGGCAGACCAGCTATAAGTGGCGTGAGCTGAAACAGCGGCACATTCTGGGCTGGGGGAATGGTTACACACGTGTAATCCGCCACGGCCGGACCGGTGAGGTGACCGGTCTTGAAGCCTGTATGCCCTGGGAAACAACTCTGCTCAACACCGGCGGACGTTATACCTACGGTGTATATAACGAAGAGGGTTCCTTTGCCATCAATCCTGACGACATGATCCACGTCAGGGCGCTGGGTAACGATCAGAAAATGGGGCTCAGTCCGGTACTGCAGCACGCCGAAACCATCGGAATGGGCATGAGCGGCCAGAAATACACGGAAAGTTTTTTCAGCGGCAATGCCAGACCGGCGGGAATCGTATCAGTTAAAGGGGAGCTGAATGATAACTCCTGGGACCGCCTGAAAAAAATGTGGCAGAAAGCCACGCTAATGCTGCGCAGCCAGGAAAACAGGACGATGCTGCTTCCGGCAGAGCTGGACTATAAAGCATTGACGGTCTCCCCGGTTGATGCCCAGCTCATCGACATGATGAAGCTCAACCGCTCGATGATTGCCGGTATTTTCAACGTGCCGGCGCACATGATCAACGACCTCGAAAAAGCCACCTTCTCCAACATCTCCGAACAGGCGATTCAGTTTGTCCGTTACACGATGATGCCGTGGGTGACGAACTGGGAGCAGGAGCTTAATCGCAGGTTATTCACCCGCGCCGAACGTGCTGCCGGGTATTACGTGCGCTTTAACCTGGCCGGTCTGCTGCGCGGTACCGCAAAAGAGCGTGCAGAGTTCTATCACTACGCCATCACCGATGGCTGGATGAGCCGCAACGAGGCGCGCGCGTTTGAAGACATGAACCCGAAAGACGGTCTCGATGAAATGCTCGTCAGCGTCAACGCCTCCAAGCCAGCCAAATCCACAACCCAGGAGAACACTCAAGATGAGTGAACGAGAAATTCGCTGTTATAGCGGCGAGGTGCGCGCTGAAACGCACGACAGCGACCCCAGCCGGATCATCGGGTACGGTTCGATTTTTGACAGCCGTTCCGAACTGATTTTCGGTTCGTTTCGAGAAATCATCCGGCGCGGTGCGTTTGATGATGTGCTTCAGGACGATGTCCGGGCGCTGTTTAACCATGATCCCAATTTTATTCTGGGTCGCACCCGCGCGGGCACGCTTGCACTGACGGTGGATGAACGCGGTCTGCGTTACGACATCACCGCGCCAGAAACCCAGACAATCCGCGATCTGGTGCTGGCACCGATGCAACGCGGGGATATTAACCAGTCCTCTTTTGCTTTTCGCGTCGCCCGCGACGGAGAGGAATGGTACCAGGACGAGGAAGGCGTGGTCATTCGTGAGATTACCCGTTTTTCCCGTCTGCTGGATGTCAGCCCTGTGACATATCCGGCGTACCAGGAGGCGGATTCCGCAGTCCGCTCAATGAAAGCCTGGCAGGAGGCGCGCGACAGTGGTGCGCTGCAGAAAGCCATTAACCAACGAATGGCGCGTGAGCGCGTCCTGACCCTTCTTAACGCGTAAGGAAAAACCATGAAATTGCATGAACTGAAACAAAAACGTAATACCATCGCGACCGACATGCGTGCGCTGAATGAAAAAATCGGCGATAACGCATGGACGGATGAACAGCGCACCGAGTGGAATAAAGCGAAGTCAGAGCTGGAATCCCTCGATGAGCGTATTGCCCGCGAAGAAGAACTGCGCCGCCAGGACCAGACCTACGTGGATGAAAACGAGGAAGAGCAGCGCAATAATCAGGATCCTGATAAAAACACGCAGCAGGACGAAAAACGTGGTCAGATCTTTGATAAATGGATGCGTCACGGTGCCAGCGAACTGAGTTCAGAAGAGCGCAAAGCCTTAAAAGAGCTACGAGCGCAGGGCGTGGCGCCAGACGAGAAGGGCGGTTATACCGTGCCTGATACCTTCCTGGCGAAAGTCGTTGAGCAGATGAAAGCCTATGGCGGTATTGCCAGCGTGGCGCAAATTCTGACGACTTCCGACGGTCGCACTATGGAGTGGGCAACCGCTGACGGTACCGCTGAAGTGGGCGTGCTGCTGGGTGAGAACGAAGATGCTGGCGAAGAAGATACCGAATTCGGTATGGACTCCCTGGGCGCGGTGAAAATGACGTCCAAAATCATCCGTGTGTCCAACGAGCTGCTGCAGGACAGCGCGATCGACATGGAAGTCTATCTTGCCCGCCGTATCGCTGAGCGTATCGGGCGCGGTGAAGCTAAATACCTTATTCAGGGTACCGGCACCGGCACGCCAAAACAGCCGAAAGGGCTGAAAGCATCCGTCACCGGCACCACTCAGACGGCCGCTGCTGCCGCAGTGAAATGGCAGGAAATTCTGGCGCTGAAACACAGCATTGATCCGGCGTACCGCCGCGGGCCGAAGTTCCGCCTGGCGTTCAATGACAACACGCTGAAACTCATCAGCGAGATGGAAGACGGTCAGGGGCGTCCGCTCTGGCTGCCGGATATCGTCGGTGTGGCGCCAGCATCCGTGCTCAATGTTCCTTATGTCATCGACCAGGAAATCGATGATATCGGTGCGGGTAAAAAATTCATGTTCTGCGGTGACTTCGATCGCTTCATCATCCGCCGTGTTCGTTACATGATCCTGAAGCGACTGGTGGAGCGTTACGCGGAATTCGACCAGACAGGCTTCCTGGCATTCCATCGTTTTGACTGCATCCTGGAAGACACATCTGCCATTAAAGCGCTGGTGGGCAAGGGCTCAGCAAGCAGCTAATAAACTCCATCACTGAACAAACCATGCCGCGTTAAGCGGTTTTTTTGTGCCCGCCATCTGGCGGGCACAGGAGGATCCCATGTTGCTTTCTCCTGAGGAAATCAAGGCGCAGCTCAGGCTGGATGAGGATTACGCCGATGAAGACAAATTTCTTGAGTTGCTGGGGCGGGCGGTTCAGGCCCGGACAGAAAATTTTCTGAACCGGAAACTTTATGCGGCGGAAGCGGGGGTGCCAGACGACGATCCTGAGGGGCTTATTCTCTCGGATGACATCCGGATGGGGATGTTGCTTCTTGTGACGCACTTTTACGAGAACCGCTCAACCGTCACCGAAGTGGAGAAAGTCGAACTGCCGATGAGCTTTAACTGGCTCGTCGGTCCATACAGGTACATCCCGCTATGAAACTCAGGCAGGCGCAGGCCAGCGCCACATACCTTTTGCCCGACCCGGGCGAACTGGACCAGCGCATCGTTATCCGGCGGCGCGTCGACGTGCCAGTAGATGATTTTGGCGTGTCACCTACTTATCCGGAGCAGGTCCGGACGTGGGCCAAAAAAGCACAACCCGGTGCAGCGGCGTATCAGGGGTCTGTGCAGGTTGAAAATAAGGTGACCCATTATTTCACCATCCGTTTTCGCCGCGGCATTACCGCCGATCATGAAGTAGTTCACGACGATATTTCTTATCGGGTCAAACGCGTCCGGGATCTGAACAGTAAACGCCGTTTTCTGTTGCTCGAGTGCGAAGAACTGGGTACCGACAGCGGGAGTGAGTATGCCGCAGACAGCATTTTTACACGTTGATTTCGAACAGCCGGACGAGCTGGTCTTTAACCGGGCGAGGATGCGACGAGCGTTCGTCAAAATCGGTCAGGTTCACATGCGCGATGCCCGGCGGCTGGTAATAAAACGTGGTCGCTCGAAGCCTGGCGAAAACCCCTCATACCGGACGGGGCAGCTGGCGCGCTCAATCGGCTACTACGTGCCCCGCGCTTCTAAAAAACGTCCGGGGCTCATGGTGAAGATTGCACCAAACCAGAAGAACGGGGAGGGAAACCGCCATATCAACGGTGCCTTTTACCCTGCATTCCTGTTTTACGGTGTTCGCCGTGGCGCGAAGCGTAAGAAAGGGCACCATCGCGGCGCATCCGGTGGCAGCGGCTGGCGCTTGGCACCGCGTAACAACTACATGACGGAGGTACTGGATAAGCGCCGCAGTTGGACACGTTACGTGCTTTCCCGCGAGCTGCGTAAATCCCTCCGACCTCAACGCAGGAAGAAAAAATGAAACTAACCCCGATTATTGCGGCGCTTCGCGCCCGATGTCCGCTGTTTGAAAACCGTGTTGGCGGTGCCGCGCAGTTTAAAGCGATCCCCGAAGCCGGAAAGCTCAGGCTGCCAGCAGCGTATGTCGTGCCATCTGAAGATGTCTCCGGCGAGCAGAAGTCGCAGACGGACTACTGGCAGGATCTGACGGAAGGTTTTTCCGTCATCGTCGTGCTCAGCAACGAACGGGATGAAAAAGGGCAGTGGGCATCGTATGACGCCGTTCATGACGTCAGGCAGCTTATCTGGAAAGCGCTGCTGGGCTGGGAACCGGATCCGCAGGCGCATGAAATTCAGTACGCCGGTGGGATGCTGCTGGATCTGAACCGCCACGAACTTTATTACCAGTTCGATTTCACGAGGAAGTATGAAATCACCGAAGAGGACACCCGCCAGCAGGACGACCTGGACGCATTACCCGACCTTAAAACGCTCAGTATTGATGTTGATTTTATCGAACCCGGTACCGGGCCAGACGGCAACAATGAGCACCACACCGAAATAACCTTTCAGGATTAATTCATGTTTGTGAAACCCGTCAAAGGGCAGTCCGTTCCGGATCCTGCCCGTGGAGATGTTTTGCCGGAAAAAGGGCGAAACGTCGAAGCGTCTGCGTACTGGTTCCGCCGGAAAGCCGCTGGCGAAATCGAAGTAATTCAACCAAAAGGGGCTAAAGATGACCGTAAGCTTTAATAACATCCCGGCAGATAACCGGGTACCGCTGTTTTATGCCGAAATGGACAACAGCGCCGCCAATACGGCACAGGACAGCGCGCCATCCCTGCTGATTGGCATGGCATTGTCGGACGCTGAAATGCCCGTTAACCAGCTAGTCATCATGCCGTCGAAAGACCTGGCAAAGAAAATGGCAGGCCGCGGCAGCCAGCTGGCGCGCATGGTGGAAGCGTATCGCCGTGTTGACCCGTTCGGTGAGTTATGGGTTATCGCTGTGCCTGACAGCGGGCAGGCGGCAACCGGCACGATCACCTTCTCAGGCACGGCAACAGATGCGGGGGCTGTAAACCTGTATATCGGTACCACCCGTGTACAGATTACCGTGGCCGCTAATGACACCGGTGCGGATGCAGCGCAGGCGCTGCTGGCTGCCATTAACGGCAATCAGGATCTGCCGATCACCGCCCAGTATAAGATGACCTCGGCTGGACCTGCCCAGGGAACGCTTGAGCTCACTGCAGTTAATAGCGGTACCGGCGGCAACACCATTCCGCTGACGCTGAATTACTACGGCACGGCCAGCGGCGAAGAATTACCTGCAGGCTTAAGTGTGCAGGTCGGAAAAATGAGTGGTGGTGCTGGTGACCCTGATTTGTCAGCAACCATCGCCGCAATGGGGGATGAGCCGTTCGATTATATTGGCCTGCCGTTCAGCGACAGCGCCTCGCTGCAGCTGATGGCGACCGAGATGAACGACAGTTCCGGGCGCTGGAGTTACATTCGTCAGCTTTACGGCCACGTATATACGGCCCGAACCGGTTCATTGTCAGATCTGGTGGCCTATGGCGATACGTTTAATTATCAGCACATCACTATCGCGGGTTATGAAAAGGATGTGCAGACGCCGGTTGATGAGCTGGTTGCATATCGTCTGGCGCGTCAGGCTGTATTTTTACGCAATGACCCCGCGCGGCCGACTCAGACCGGTGAACTGACCGGCGCTCTCCCTGCACCAACCGGAAAACGCTTTACCATCACGGAGCAGCAGTCATTGCTAACGCATGGCATTGCAACGGCGTATACCGAATCAGGCATTTTGCGCATTCAGCGCGACATCACCACCTACCGGAAAAACGCTTACGGCGTGGCGGATAACAGCTATCTGGACACCGAAACGCTGCATACCAGTGCCTACGTTCTCCGACGCCTGAAGTCGGTGATCACCAGCAAATACGGTCGTCACAAGCTGGCGAATGACGGCACCCGCTTCGGACCCGGCCAGGCGATTGTTACACCGTCTGTCATTCGCGGAGAGCTGGGGGCGATTTACCGCCAGCTCGAGCGTGAGGGCATCGTGGAAAACTTCGATCTCTTCCAGCAATACCTGATTGTCGAACGTAATGCGAATGACCCGAACCGTCTGGATGTGCTGTTCCCGCCGGACTACGTCAACCAGCTGCGCGTGTTCGCCGTGCTTAATCAGTTCCGTCTGCAATACAACGAGGAGGCCGCATAATGGCAAAGATTGCGGGTACCACTTATTTCAAAATCGATGGACAGCAGCTGTCCATCACCGGCGGTATCGAGGTGCCGATGAACACCCGGGTGCGTGATGACGTGATCGGCCTGGCTGGTGATGTCGATTACAAAGAAACGCACCGGGCACCCTATACGAAGGTGACGGCGAAGGTGCCGAAAAACTTCCCGGTTAACAAAATTACCTCCTCAGACAACATGACCATCACCTCCGAGCTGGCGAACGGACAGGTTTATGTTCTGTCGAATGCCTGGTTGCACGGCGAGGCTAACCATAACCCCGAAGAGGGCACTGTGGATCTGGAATTCCACGGCGAAGAAGGATTTTATCAATGACAACTGAACTGGTTCTGAAAAAGCCTATTACCGCCCATAACGAAAAACTGCACGTGCTGGAGCTGCGCGAGCCCACTTACGACGAAATTGAGCGTATAGGGTTCCCGTTCACCCTGTCGGCAGAAGGGGGCGTTAAACTCGATAGCGCTGTCGCGTTGAAGTACCTTCCGGTGCTTGCGGAGATTCCGCGTTCGTCTGCCGCGCAGCTGGCAAAGCTGGATATCTTCAAAGCCTGCATGCTGATCCTGAATTTTTTTACCCAATCGGAGACGGAACAAACCTCAGACGACGACTCTATAACGTCGCCTGGTTCTGGAAATTAAACCCCCTTGAGCTACGGCGGACGGCCATTTCCGACTTCCTTGAACTGGAAGCGGAGGCCGTCCGCATCAACGAGGAAGTGAAAAATGGCTGACAGTTTCCAGTTAAAGGCAATTATCACCGCCGTTGACCAACTGACCGGGCCGATGAAAGGGATGCAGCGTGAGCTTAAGGGATTCCAGAAGGAAATGGGCAGCCTGGCGCTAGGGGCGGCCGCCGCGGGTACCGCCATTCTCGGCGCGCTGGCGCTGCCCGTAAATGCTGCGATCGGTTTTGAGTCAAAAATGGCTGACATCAGAAAGGTGGTCGACGGCCTTGATGATAAAAAAGCGTTCGCGCAGATGAGTGACGATATTCTGACGCTTTCCACGCAGTTACCGATGGCGGCGGAGGGGATCGCAGAAATTGTGGCAGCAGGCGGACAGGCGGGGATAGCGCGTAGTGACCTGATGCAGTTTGCCAACGATGCCGTGAAAATGGGGGTAGCGTTTGACACCACCGCCGAAGAGTCTGGCCAGATGATGGCGCAGTGGCGAACGGCGTTCAAACTGACACAGGATGATGTGGTTGTTCTCGCCGATAAGATTAACTATCTGGGGAATACCGGTCCTGCAAATGCGGCAAAAATTTCGGAAATCGTGACCCGAATCGGGCCGCTGGGAAGTGTGGCCGGGGTGGCATCTGGTGAAATTGCTGCAATGGGCGCTACGATCGCGGGGATGGGGGTCGAATCAGAGATTGCCTCAACCGGCATCAAAAACTTCATGTTGTCTTTGACTGCGGGTAATTCTGCTACTAAAGCGCAGAAACAGGCCCTGTCCTTCCTTAAGCTGAACCCGAAACAGCTTGCAGAGGACATGCAGAAAGATTCACGCGGTGCAATGCTGAAGGTGCTGGACTCCCTCGCAAAAGTGCCAAAAGCGAAGCAGGCCGCTGTAATGAATGCCCTGTTTGGCAAAGAGTCGCTGAGCGCGATTGCCCCTCTGCTGACCAACCTGGATTTGTTACGCACCAATTTTAACCGTGTAGCAGATGCCCAGGAATATGGCGGATCGATGCAGAAGGAATACGCATCCCGCGCGGCTACGACAGAAAACCAGCTGGTGCTGCTCAAAAACAGCGTGAACGCAATTTCGGTAACGCTGGGTGACACATTCCTGCCAGCTGTTAACGAGGCAGCAAAAGCGGTGATGCCTTATCTGGAGCAGCTCAGGGCTTTCGTTCGTGCAAATCCGGAGCTGGTACAGTCGGCTGCCAAATTCGGCGCGGCGCTGCTGGGTGTTGGCGTGTCCATCGGCACGCTATCCCGCGCAATTAAAATCCTGAATACGGTAATCAACCTTTCTCCGGCAAAAATCGCGATTGCGGCGCTGGCGGCTGGTGCCATGCTAATCATCGAAAACTGGGATGATGTTGGCCCGGTGATTAAAGAGGTATGGCAGGAGGTTGATAACGTCGCTCAGGCAATGGGCGGCTGGGAAACGGTATTGGGTGGTGTAGGCCTCTATATGACGGGCGTATTTACGGTTAAAACACTGGGTACGCTGCGAACCGCTCTGACCTTAGCAACGCAGCTTTCCGGTGTGCTGGGGAAAATTGCCACGCTGGGGGCGACCACCGTTCAGATTGCAGTTGCTATCTACATGTTTGAGAAGCTTAAAGAAATCGCAGATGCAGCGAAGGAAGCCGACCATACCGATTCATTCTGGCAGTCACTGAAAAACCGATGGAATTCTGGTGGCTGGTATAACAACCAGCAAAATCGCGAAATGGTAAAGCAGGATACAGCAGAGAATTTTACGCTATCTCCACCTTTACTGAACCAGGGGCCGGTGCTTGATCGTGCTGCTGCGCCAGCTGCACAGCGCAGTGAGTTAAAAGTGACTTTTGATAATGCTCCTCCAGGTATGAGAGTGCTGGATATCCCGAAATCGGGAAATCGGCTGATGGACGTAACTCACGATGTCGGTTATTCACCATTCCGCACACCACGTTAAACCCGCCTAAGGCGGGTTTTCTTTTGGGGGCTATATGGCTTTTTTTTCTTCAAACGACTGGCGCGATCGTCTTCGTGATGCGTCGTTTCGTGGCGTACCTTTTTCAGTGGAAGATGATGAGGGTTCATTTGGGCGCCGTGTTCAAGTGCATGAATATCCCAATCGCGATAAACCGTTCACGGAGGATTTAGGTCGGGCAACGCGCAGGATGACTATTAACGCCTATCTGGTAGGCGACGATTACGCTGATAAGCGCGATCGTCTTATCGGGGCTATTGAAACCGCCGGGCCGGGTACGCTTGTCCATCCTCAGTATGGAGAAATGCAGGGCAGTATCGACGGACAGGTAAGGGTCACGCACAGCAATGCCGAAGGGCGCATGTGCCGCGTTTCCTTCCAGTTCGTGGAAAGCGGCGAGCTTTCTTTTCCTGTGGCAGGCATGGCGACGGCGCAGCGCCTCACACAGTCGGGCGGTCTGTTTGATGACGCGATCGAAAGTATGTTCTCGGCATTTTCACTCTCCGGCATTGCCGACTTTATCCAGAATGATGTGCTGGCCGATGCAGCTGCGATGCTTGGCGATGTCGCAGATGCGTTCCGGATGGTTGATTCCGGCGTTTCAGCTGCAATGCGACTGCTGCAGGGAGATTTGTCAGTCATTCTGATGCCGCCCAGCGCAGCCAGTGATTTCGTGAGAGCGCTGCAAAAAGCATGGCGCGCCGGTGACAGGCTTACAGGCGATACTTCAGACCTGGTGACAATGATAAAAACCATGTCCGGTGTAACGCTTGATCCAGGGCTGGCGCCACGGGGAACCTGGCCAACAGATTCAGGTTCCGTTGGGATGCAAAAATCCCGCAGCAATATGGTTGCTGCAGCGATCCGTTCCACTGCAATCAGCACGGCATCCCAGACCGTTGCAACACTGGCACAGCCGAAAACCATCGCGGCGCAGCAGGGGCAAACCGGGAAGGTAACCGGCGGTGCATCCACTAACGACATCATCAATATTTCACATCCCGCGCTGGACGGTTCGGGCAGTACCACGGTGAAAGAAGATCCGCTTACATGGGATGAATTAACTGAAATTCGCTCGGCTCTGAATTCCGCTATCGATCAGGAGCAGTTGCGCATTACGGACGACGGGATTTTTCAGCAAATCACTGTGCTCAGAACGGACCTGAACCGGGATATCTCGGCACGTCTTGCTCAGGTGGAAATCACGGCTGAGCGTATCCCCCCGGAAGTTCTCCCTGCACTGGTGCTGGCGGCGGGCTGGTATGACGACGCGGCGCGGGAAGATGACATTCTCACCCGTAATGTGGTGCCCCACCCGGGGTTTGTGCCAGTTAAACCTCTGAGGGTACCGGTCCGATGAACAATACCGTTTTTTTACGTGTGAATGGTCGCGAGTGGGGCGGCTGGACATCTTCCCGCATCAGCGCGGGGATTGACCGGGTTGCCCGTGATTTTAACGTGTCGATCACCAGGCAGTGGCCGGGTAGTGATGGTGTGCCGCAGATTAAAAACGGCGATCGCGTTGAGGTGATGATAGGCGATGACCTGGTGATTACGGGCTGGGTTGAGGCGTTACCGCTGCGCTACGATGCAACGGCAATCACCATGGGGATCGTTGGCCGCAGCAAAACAGCAGACCTTATTGACTGCTCGGCGGCGCCAGCACAGCACAATGGCAAAACTCTTTTCCGTATTGCTGGCGCGCTGGCTAAGCCGTTTGGCGTTGACGTTGTGGACGCAGGTACACCTGCGACTGCAGTCATTGACGCGCAGCCGGAACACGGTGAAACGGTGGTGGAGTGCCTGAACCGTCTGCTGGGGCAGGTGCAGGCGTTGGCCTACGATGATGCACAGGGCAGGCTGGTGCTTGGTAAACCAGGGGCTGAGAAAGCGACCACGGCGCTGGTACTGGGCGAAAATATTCTTTCGTGTGATACAGAGCGCAGTGTCCGCGATCGGTTTTCCAGCTACCTGGTCACCGGCCAGCGCCCCGGCACTGATGACGATTTCGGTGAAGCGACGATTGCCGCCATCCGGCAGAGTACATCAGATACCGGAGTGACCCGCTACCGCCCGCATACCGTCCAACAGTCCGGTACCGCGACGACGGACAGTTGCAAAACCCGCTGTGAGTTTGAGGCCAGACAACGTGCCGCAAAAACGCGTGAAACCACCTACACGGTTCAGGGCTGGAGGCAGGGCAACGGCGAACTCTGGCGGCCAAATCTTTCGGTCATTGTCTACGACCCGTTGAATGGCTTCGATAATGAGACGCTTGTTATCGCTGAAGTGACATACATCAAAGATAACAACGGCACCACGTGCGAAATCCGCGTTGGGCCTGCTGACGCATACCTGCCGGAACCAGCTACGCCGAAGAAAGAGAAAAAAACATCGGGAGGCTCAGAATTCTGATGGCTGGATCTTCTCTTCAGAACATTGTCACGCGAGCGGTTATAACCGCGCTCGATACCGCAAAAAAATGCCAGGCCGCTGGTCTGAGGTTGATCGCTGGCGAACCAAAAGAAAACGTGGAGCATCTGGAGCCGTATGGCTTTACGTCCGCTGCGCATAATGGTGCAGAGGCAGTGATGCTGTTTCCTGGCGGCGACCGTTCCCACGGTGTTGCCGTGGTGGTCGCTGACCGACGGTACCGCCTGAAAGGCCTGAAACGTGGAGAAGTCGCCATTTACGACGACCAGGGGCAGTCGGTAACGCTGACCCGTGCCGGGATCGTTGTCAACGGCGGCGGTAAGCCGATTATTTTTACCAATGCTCCTAAAGCCCGTTTCGAAATGGATATTGAGTCCACCGGAGAAATCAAAGATCTCTGCGATGGCGCGGGCAAAACGATGTCCGCCATGCGCACGACGTACAACGGGCATACCCACAAGGAAAATGGCGACGGCGGCGGAACCACAAATCCTCCCAACCAACCAATGAGCTAAATCATGATCCTCTACGTTAACGGGCTCCTGAAGGAGACCGCGGATCCACTCGACCTTTTAACACGTGCTGTCGTTATCTCTCTTTTTTCGTGGCGGCGTGCCGAGAGCGACGACCGTGCACCAGACCCCTACGGCTGGTGGGGCGACAGCTGGCCGACAGTGCAGAATGACCGTATCGGCTCCCGCCTCTATCTGCTGAAACGCCGCAAGCTCACCAATAAAACGCCTCAGGATGCCCGCGAGTATATGCAGCAGGCGCTGGCCTGGATGACTGAGGACGGCGTGGCCGCACGCGTTGACGTAACCGCAGAACGTACCGGGATCGATACGCTGGCGGCTGGAGTTACGATTTACCAGCGTGACGGCACCATTCACAACATTACCTTTGATGATATCTGGAGTGAACTCGATGGCTGACAGTCAATTTTCACGGCCGGAACTCCCGCAACTGATAGCCACCATCCGCAGCGATTTGCTGACGCGCTTCCAGGAGGATGTACTCTTACGCAGGATGGATGCAGAAGTGTACGCGCGAGTGCAGGCCGCTGCCGTTCATACCCTCTACGGCTATATCGATTATCTGGCGCGCAATATGTTGCCCGATTTGTGCGATGAGGACTGGTTATACAGGCACGGCAGAATCAAGCGCTGCCCCCGAAAGGATGCCGTGGTCGCGGCGGGCTATGTGCGCTGGGATGGTATCAGCGGTACGCCGACGCTGCCCGCAGGAACGCAAATCCAGCGTGATGATCAGGTAACCTTTACCACCACGCAAACAGTCAAAGCGTCAGGAGGTGTGTTACGCGTGCCGCTGGTGGCGGATAACCCAGGGGCGGCAGGGAACACCGATGATGGAATTGCCTTACGTCTTGGCACGCCGGTAAGTGGCATCCCGTCAACGGGGTACGCCGACACGGTGACAGGCGGCGATGACATAGAAGAGCTGGAGACCTGGCGCGCACGCGTTATGGAGCGCTATTACTGGATCCCTCAGGGTGGCGCTGACCCGGATTATGTCATCTGGGCAAAAGAAATTGCAGGCATCACTCGCGCGTGGACTCTCCGGCATTATCAAGGGATCGGAACCGTGGGTGTCATGGTTGCAACCGGCGACCCGGCGCACCCGGCACCGGGCGATGATCTTGTTCAGACTGTCCGTAATCATATCCTGCCGCTGGCCCCCATTGCAGGCGCAGGTCTTTTCGTTTTCGCGGCTACGGAAAAAGTTATTCCAATGACGATCGCGCTGGCGAAAGATACTGCAGAAATTCGTGCAGCCGTAACTGCTGAACTGAATTCACTGATGCTGCGTGACGGTGTTCCGGATGGGAAAATTTACCTGTCGCGTATCAGCGAAGCGATAAGCCTGGCAACGGGTGAGGTCGCTCACCAGCTGCGTGCGCCGGTTGCAGACGTTGTGCTGGGCTCTACTGAACTGCCCGTGGTCGGCACCATCACCTGGGCAACCTATACGGAGGCTAGTAGCTGATGGCAATGCAGGATGAGTATGAGCAACTCCTCTACAAATTGCTTCCGCCTGGCCCGGCATGGGAGGGGGAAAATCCACTGATAGAAGGCCTGGCCCCATCGCTTATGCGCGTGCATCAGCGTGCCGATGCGCTGATGAAGGAAATCGACCCGTCGCAGGCAACAGAGCTGATTGACCGGTATGAAACCGTCTACGGTCTGCCGGACTCATGTACCCCGGATGGGGTACAGTCACTGGTCCAGCGTCAGCAACGCCTGGATGCAAAGGCCAACGTGGCGGGCGGTATCAACGAACAATTCTACCGAAACCAGCTGGACGCGCTGGGATATACCACGGCAACGATCGAACAGTTCCAGAATCTCGACAGCACGCCGGATCCTGAATGGGGGGAATTCTGGCGCTATTACTGGCGTGTGAATATTCCGACTGACGCCAACGTTAACTGGCAGACCTGCACCAGTGCGTGTAACTCCGCTATCAGAACCTGGGGCGATACGGTCGCAGAGTGCGTAATAGAAAAACTTGCGCCGTCACACACCGTGGTCGTTTTTGCTTACCCGGAAGGAACAAACAATGCATCGAATTGATACACCCACAGCTCAGGCAGATAAATTTGGCCCGGGCAAAAATGGTTTTACAAATGGTGACACGGCCACCGGCCGCCGCGCTACTTATCTCGACAGTGATATGTGGGATGCCGTTCAGGAGGAGATCTGTAACGCTATAGAGAAATCAGGCGCGGTGCTGAATAAAGGGCAACATGATCAGCTGTATCAGGCTATCGTTAAGCTCATCACTGACCGGGTGCCTGATGCGCTTTTACGCAACAATAATCTTGCTGATGTGGCAGATAAAGCGCTGGCGCGCTCGAATCTAGGGATTGGGGAAGCAGCAAAGCTTGGCGTCGCTACCAATTCGCAGATGGCAGCCGGAACAGCAACAAATCTCCTTCCAAGCGTTGCAGCAGTTATGAGTATTTTCAGTAAACGAAACTTTGCGACGAAGGATTATATCCGTATTCCAGATGTACCTGGTGGGCTGATCGTTCAATGGGGGACCGAATCTGTTAATGCTGGGGCCAATGGCAATTTTACTTTGGCGACAACTTTTCCAACCGGAGGTTTAGTTGCTCTAGGCGGCCCTTCTGATAGCACTCTCTCCACAACTTATAGAGCAGGCATCGGTGCGCCTATGTTTCCAAGTGCATCGCAGATAAGGCTTGTAAACGTTTATACAGGTAATGCGATTAACGTGAATTATATTGCAATAGGTTATTAACCATGAAATCAGTTTATTTTTCAGCATTAACCTTAGGGTTTTATCCAGAAGAATGGAAACTGGATGGGTCTTATCCAGATGGTGTGTTACCAGCAGATGCTGTAATTTTGACAGATGATGAGGCGGAAACATATTGGAAACAGAACAATCCTTTTGGGAAACAGCTTGGAGCGATTGATGGTAGACCTGCTTGGATAGACAATCCGAAACCAACTCAAGAACAATCTGTTGAGATGGCGGAAAACTTGCGTTCTGTTTTACGTGCGGGTGCGGATGAACAAATTGCATGGCTTCAGGATGCTGTTGACCTTCTTGAAGCAACTGAAGATGAAGCTTTAATGTTGACAGCATGGAAAAGATATCGGGTGTTATTGATGCGTGTAGACACTTCTACAGCTCCGGATGTAATATGGCCTGATTTACCGAAATAA